TTCTAAGAGAACAGATGCAGAATATCATGATGGCGAGTGCGGATTTTATTCTGAGTTCGTGTCTGATGAAGTAGTTCCATGCCCAACTGAAGAACCAACGACTGAAGAGCCTACAACGGAAGAACCGACAACGGAAGAACCGACAACGGAAGAACCGACAACGGAAGAACCGACAACGGAAGAGCCAACTGAGCTGCCTACTGAGGAACCAACAGAACCTCCGACACCAGAGCCAACTACGGAAGAGCCTACTGAGGAACCAACAGAACCTCCGACACCAGAGCCAACAGAAGAGCCAACTGAGCCGCCGACTCCAAGTCCAGAGCCAAGTCCAGAACCAGAAGTAACTCCAGGTCCAGAGCCAAGTCCAGAACCATTTGAGCCAAGTCCAGAATTTGAAGAGTGGCCTCCAGAACCTGAGCCAAATACGACCTCTGGATGATAATCTCGGTTATTCTCTACGAATTTAAACTAACAAATTTGTAGAGAATAAACATACCACTTAACTAAATAAGTAGTATATGAAAACTTCTCGGGCTTTACAACTATTAAAGCAACGTCCACGCATTTACATAATGTGTGGACTTATCACCAATTAAAATATCAACAATGTCAGATCTTACTTCAAATTCAATTCAAGAATACAAAAATAAAATCAATGCAGTTAGTCCCAGTTTCTGTCTAGCAAAATGGAAACAGGTTACACTACATTTGCAAACTGGGCATAATCACAGTTGTCATCACCCTACTACACATAAAATTCCCTTGGAAGAATTGGTAGTCAATCCCAGCGCATTGCATAATACTAACTTTAAAAAATCTCAGCGTAAAATGATGTTGGAAGGCCAACGTCCAAGTGAATGTGACTATTGCTGGAAAGTAGAAGACAGCGCACCAGATGCACTCAGTGACAGAATTTATAAAAGCTATGACGTATGGGCAAAGCCGCATTTTGATCAAGTAAGAAACTTGCCATGGGATAGTAATGTAACACCCAGTTATCTAGAAGTAAGTTTTAGTAATGTCTGTAACTTTAAATGTAGCTATTGCAGTCCTCAGATCAGCAGTGCTTGGATGGAAGAAGTCAAAGAACATGGTCCTTATCCAACACATGGCAAGTTCAATGACTTAGAAGGTCTTAAACAAATAGATCAAATGCCAATTCCACATAATCAATATAATCCATATGTTGATGCATTTTGGAAATGGTTTCCTGATATCTATAATGAGTTACAGCATTTTAGAGTAACAGGCGGCGAGCCATTATTAAGCAAGGATACATTTAAATTATTGGATTATGTCATTGATAAACCCAATCCAGAAATGCACTTGAGTATTAACAGTAATCTATGTATACCTCCACAGTTGTTTGATAAGTTTTTAGAAAAAGTAAAAATTATCTGCGAAGAAAAGAAAGTTAAAAAGTTTAAAATCTTTACCAGCTGTGATGCACACGGAGCAGCCGCAGAATATATTAGAAATGGTTTAGACTATGCATTGTGGTTAAGTAATGTTCGCAGAGTGCTAACTGAAGTTCCAGAATGCACTATCACTATTATGAGTACATACAATGTTCTCAGTGTACCTAACTATTTAAAATTTCAAAAAGATGTATTAGATATTAAAGATGAGTTCGGCGGACACAACAGCGTAATGGCTCCGTTGATTTTAGATGTTCCTTATCTGCGTCATCCAGCACATCAAAGTATCTTTCATGTAATGCCTGCCGCTTGGAATAAAAAGTATATGTTTGATCAAGTAACTATGATGTATCGTAACTTAGAAAACGGCGAATGGTATGGCAGTGCCAACCGTGGATTCTTCAAGTGGGAAGCTGAAAAGTTCAAGCGTATATATGAACTGACCATGCACCAAACAGATCCTGTGACAACCACTGTTTATCAAAAGGACTTTGTTAAGTTTGTTGATGAACACGATCGCAGACGTGGCACAGACTTCCTGGGAACATTCCCCGAGTTTGAATCTTATTATACTAAATGGAAAAACGACATTTAATAAGGATCTGACATGAAAATTGCTATCTGTATTAGCGGACAACCAAGAACATGGGAAAAATGTTATCACACATGGTTAAAATTAATTGATACAATCAAACTGAATCATCAAGTAGACAAAGTTGACCTCTTCTGTCATTTTTGGGATTTTAATACGCCACCACACAGATTGTTAATGCACGAAGGCTGGGACTATGCTACTATTCCTGGTGCGACTATTTCAGAAGAAGAAAAAGTCAGACTAATCAATGTATTAAATCCAAAAAAATATCTATTTGAAAATGAACTTTCAAATAAAAACAAAATTAAAGAAACTCTTAATAGAAATATTGCCCATATCAACGAGCACGGGCAAACTAATATAGAATGGCTGTCGGGGCAGTTTTATAGCATCATGTATGCTTGTCATTTGAAAAAAATGTATGAATATGAAAATAATTTTAGATACGATGTCTGTATTAGAATGCGAGCAGATATATATTTTGATGATGATCAAATAAGATATTTTGTTGGAGACGATTTAGTGAGTCCAAAGACTAATACATTGTACAGTTGTCATACTAGAAAAGATGATATACAGTTTCCTTTTCATAGATTGGGTGATATATTTTGGTATGCTGACTCCGTTACATTTAATAGGATATGTGAATTTTATAGATGGTTACCTATTATAGGCAAAAGAAGTTTTAACAAAAATTTGATAGGACCCGAACATTCCCTATACTTTTATTCTAAAATGATGAATATAGAAATATCACCATTATTGTTTGATCCCAAGATTTATAGAAGTGAAGACTATTTAAATAGAAAAATAAAATCTGGATTAGAAGGGGAGCTGGGCGGACATGAGCTTATTTAATTCTGAAATGGTTGTGCCTGTTAGAGTTGAAACACCTTTGCTGCCACCATCTGATGTAAAGTTTAGAATAGCAGTTTGCTTTAGCGGGCAAGCAAGGTATTGGAAAGAAAGTTCTGCGAATATTAAAAGATTTTTTGAATTTAAACATCATCATCCTGAAACGGGATTAGAAGTAGAAACCGATTATTTTATTCATACGTGGGATACAAATACATGGAGACTACCAAAAACTGATCATAATGTATTTGAAGATGTCAAACACGACGATGGCGCCGCTATCAGAGATGCGTATAGACCCAAAGGTATTATAATAGAAGAATATACTAAAGATCGATTCATAAGATCATGGGATCCCATGTTTTATAGTTTTGCAAGAAGCTTAATGCTTAAACGTGATTATGAACTTACACATAGTTTTCAATATGATTTAGTTATCAAGGCACGTATGGATGTAATATATAATCCAGCAATGCAATTTCCATTACAACGAGTTTGGCCAGGAGTATGTTATACTTCAACACCAATAAGCAAATTTGCGTCTGAATTTAATTACAACAATTTCGATGATGTGTTATTTTATGGAGACAGTCCTACCATGGATGTCATGGGAGACTTGTACGCTTACCATGATATCACACGCCCAATAGAATATCAATATAAAAATCAAGCCGAGTTAAATTTAGATCCTGTATTATATTATGGACCTGGATGTTTACTTTATAAGTACATGACAACATTGGGCATACATCCTGATGGCGCACGACCCTTTGAATACGCAGTAATGAGAAGCACTGCTGTAGATGCAAAGTTAGACTCTGTTTATCAGTATGAAGAAATTAGGAGAAAATGGTTTGAGTGGTACATTTAAAAGAATGATTGATATGATAGATAATAGCCAAGCACCAGAAATTATCTGTGACGGTGACAGCTGGGTATTCGGATGTGAAATTGCAGATCCTAATATTGCAAAAAGATATCCCATTGGTACTCATCCAGGACAATATGATTTTATAAAAGAAAATGATGGTTATAGAACTCCTAAAATTTTCTCCACTCATCTAGCAAAGTTGTTAAACATACCTGTGACAAATCTCAGTTGGCCGGCTGATGATAATGGAACTATTTTACGTAGAACTATAAATTATATTTCACAAAAATATTTGGCAAAAAACTTGCCCACTGATAATTTATTTGTTATAATAGGATGGACTAGTCCAGAAAGAAATAGTTTTTGGTATAAAGATGAAAACCTGTCTCATCTATTTAGACTATGGCCACAGGTAAAACATTTTGATGCAGCCGCACAAGAAAAGTTCTGGGAAATATATGTTTCATATCTATGGAACTCTGAAGAATATATTCCTAGATATGTTTTAAATGTGTTGCAACTGCAAAATTTCTGTGATGCCAATAACATTAAATGGATGTGCTTTAACAGCTTTTATCAAACTCCAAATGCGTCTCCAGGTCAATGGCATGATTTGAATATAAGAGATGAAGTAAGCAATTTAAAAAATAGAATAGGTGGTCATGAATATCATCAAACTTCAAACACTTTAGAACGAAAAAATCATATTAATGATTACTCTGCATTATGGGATAGTATAAATTCAGTTAGATTCTATAAAAAGGATCAACCAAATAATACGTTTAAAAGCTATATAGAAGATCCTGTTAACAACGTCAACCCTCCTTTGACAGGTTGGCATCCTAGCCCAGAAGGCCACGAAGCATGGGCCACTGAATTAGTTAGATATATAAAAACAAATAATTTACTATGATAGACACATTATATGTAAATGGTTGTAGTTGGACAGCGGGTAATGAATTAGAAACTGATTCTGCATTAGTAAAACTCATCTACGAAAACGGACTTCATTTTCGTAGGCCTGACAATCCAATAGAGTTAGAGTTATTGGATGCAAATGATGTGCCAGCAGGATATGCTAATGACTATTTTGACAATTTTAATTGGGCGGGTAGATTAAAAGAACAATTAAAAATAAAAAATTTAATTAATGATTCATTGGGAGGTGGGAGTAATTCTAGAATTTTAAGAACAACTATTGACTTTATACTATCCTTGACAAAAGAACAACAGCAATCTACATTAGTAGTTATAGGTTGGACTGACACTGGAAGAGATGAAATTCTTTTTCAAAATACTTGGCAATACTTTAATGTTACTCAACCGTTTAGTACCACTGTTAATCGACATCAAATAACCGATGAAGAAGTCATTAAAAAAGTAGATAAATTTCAAGAAGAATATATTGTTAATGTATACAACGACAGAGTAGGGATACAAAAGTATTTCCAAGGTATTTACTTGTTATCAAATCTTTTAGAAAATTTAGGAATACGTTATTATTTTTTCAGTGCTTTACCGCAATGGTGGACTGCTGGAGATTTAAAATTAAACCATAATGTTGAAGATGAATTACCAGAATATGTTCACTGGTATGAAAATCATCGCTTCATACACCCTATGAGAGATAATATGCATACGTTTATATACTCCAATACACAATTTCCTTTGGGGAAATATCGACATCCATTGTCAGAAGGACACACAGCATGGGCAGATTATTTACTTCCCTTTATTAAAAAAATTTTGTGAAATTAATGAATAAACAATATAAATGATGGAAAAAATATAAACAATGCCTAATAAATTAATAATATGTGGAGACAGTTTTAACATTGGTATCGGTTGCCGCAATCTTTCTACGGAACCATATGGAGTATTACTGGCAAATAGTCTTGATAGAGATTTAGTGAACCTAGCCAAAGGTTCTAGCACTAATTTAAGTATTTACTTACAAGCAGAATATGCAGTAGAAAAAATTGCCACTAGCAATGATATTGTAATAGTAAGTCATACCAGTTATGACAGAGTTGATTGGTTTCCTTGGGAAGATGAACATCAAGGCTTGATATCAAATGCTGATGTTAACTATCACCAATACCCTCCATACGGCTTAGATTCATATCATCAAATACTAGATAAACACCCTATGAAAAATGATCCCAATTATAGAGGAGCAATGTTCACAGAAAACTTTATGGGTATTATTGATTATTGGGAAACATTTGCAAAACACGATAGATATTCTGGATATTATGCTAGATTTCAAAATGAACCAAAAGAAAGAATGAAAACGTTATATGATTTTGCTACAACGATACACGATGATAGAATAAATCGATTGCACAGCATAGGTGTAATGACCATGGCGCATCAATTATTAAAAAAACATAATATTAAACATTTGATGTTAACGCATGAGCCGGATTATTATTCTAAATACATGGACGAAGAAAATCTACTATGGTTCTCTTGGGGAGAACTAAGTATAGAGTTCCCAGATGATTTACCATCGTGGCACACAAGTAGTCAAGGCCATATAAAAGCATATAGCATGGTATTAGATAAATTAAAAGAAAATGGATGGGCATGAATACACTTTGGGTCTACGGCTGTAGTTTTTCAGAACCTTTTGGATTAGTCCCCGGAGGCGTAACAACTATCAACGAAGATAAAAGCAGAAACCTCCATGGTACAGATTATTGGGGAACACATCTTGCTAATAAATTAAACCTCAAATGTATAACTAAAAGCTGTGCAGGGGTTGGTTTGAATTATATTAATGACCGCATAGATGAAGATATAATGACTTGGGATAAAGAAGATTACATTGTAATTAATCCCAGCTTTTTTAGTAGAGTTACTTTTGAGGAATTAGTTAAACGCGAAAGTCAAAGTGATCTCGCGCCATTGATGAAAGACTGGGATTTTATTGTCACGCACAACGAAAGCCGTTGGCGAAAAAAGATACAAACTCTGCATTATTTCGGATATAAAAATGTATACACCTGGTTAGTTGACAATACAAATCATTATAAAGAAGTTGGTAACTTAATTACAGCACCTGGCGATTATGTTAACTGGAAAGATTGGATGGATCAGCACTACGAATATTGGCAAAGTTTGCCAGGTAGTATCTATCCTCTAGGAGATTGGCACTTTAATGAAATAGGGCACGTTGCAATAGCAAATAGAATGCATGATTTTATAATAGGAAATACAAATGGAAATTAAAAAAGTAAACAAACATTGGGGTTATGAATTGTGGATAGCAGATGGATCATCTACCCCTTACGCCAGCAAAAGAATTTTATTTAAAGCTGGCAATAGAACCAGTTTACAAGTGCATGAATATAAAATAGAAACCAACTATGTACTCAGCGGCACGGGTGTTCTGCATCGCAGTCGAGAACCATTGGACATTGCTAAGTTCTTAGAACATGGTATGACAAACAAACAAGTGGAAGCCTACGAATATACTTTTGAACGGATAGATTTAAAACCCGGAGTTGTATTTAATGTTACTCCTGGTTATGTGCATAGAGTAATGGCAATTACAGATTTAGAATTTATGGAAACAAGTACAACTGAACTAGATGATGTTATACGTTTACAAGATGATGCTGGTAGAACACATGGTAGAATAAGTTACGAACATGAGTAATACCGTTATTATTCCTACAGCTGGCCTTGGCAGTAGAATGGGCAACTATACCAAAGATCTTAATAAAGCACTGTTGCCTTATAAAGATAAACCCATACTATCACATATCATAGACAATTTCCCCAAGGATACTAGATTTATTATACCATTGGGACATTTAAAGCAACAAATTATAGACTTTTGCACTGCGGCATACAGTGACAGGCATATCGAGTTTATTGAAATAAATGATTGGACCAGTGGGAAATCTGGCACAGGTTATACATTATTACAATGTCGAGATTTAATTAATACAGCCTTTTGGTATGTTCCCTGCGACACTTACTTTGATGAAACTGTTGTCGGTAAAGTCAGTAACAATGATTGCTATTTTGTTCGACAAGTTCCTGAACAAGATTCACAGCTTTATACAATGTTTAATACTGGCACAGGTTTTCGTATCACTGATATTAGATTTAAACAATCAGCACCTAAATTCTGGACAGCATTCACGGGCTTGATGTATATCAATGATTACACTGACTTCTTTGCACGTTTAGAATCTAGTAATAGCAACGAATTTATAGGTATTATTAACTTAGGCAGTGATACTGCTAGTTTAAATACATGGTTAGACTTTGGCTGCCCTACAATTTATCAAACTGAATTAAGCAAAAGTCAAAAGTTTGATTTTACTAAAAAAGACGAAGTTACTTATATTTGCAACAATCGTGTAGTAAAATGGTGGCTGGACGGATCAGTGGCTAAAAAGAAATACGATAAGGTCCTGGCTAATCCCGGTGTATTTCCAGATAATTGTACACATTGTGGAAACTATATGGCCTATGATTTTTTTCCAGGACAAACATTATACGAATTTAATAACCCCTCAGCATTTAATCCTTTGCTAGATTGGCTGGAAACAAATGTTTGGCTAGACAGTGATGCTGATATTAAACAAGCTAGTTTAGAGTTTTATAAAACTAAATCATTACAGCGTATTAATAAATTTTTAGAAAAATATCCTAACTTGTCTACAGTTACTAACATCGACGGCATTGAAGTCAAGGACTATAATTATTACCTCGACAACATAGATTGGGAGTATTTGTCTACAGTTACACGCCCGGGATTCCTGCACGGCGATTTACAATTTGATAATATTGTTTTAAGTGAAGATTTAGAGTTTAAGATCATAGATTGGCGTCACGAGTTTGCGGGCCTAGTAGAGTACGGTGATATATACTACGACTTGGCAAAAATGGCCGGCGGGTTGATTATCAACTATGCTAATATTAAACAACATAACTTTAACATTGAAATTGAAAACGACTCGGTGACATTAAGTATACCTAGTATAGATCATATCTCAGTATATCAAGAACAGTTAAAGAACTATATTGTAGACAACAATCTAGACTATAATAAAGTGCAACAACTAGTACCTATAATATTTTGGAACATGAGTCCATTGCATACAGCACCATTTGATTTGTTCTTATGGTACTTGGGAATTAAATTATTTGCGGAGTTGGATCATGGGTAAAGCCACACAAAGTCAAATTGCCATGTTATATTTGAAAGCCTTTAGTGAAAAAGATTTGGCCAGCTTGGAAACAATGTTTGCTGAAAATGTAATACTAACAGACTGGGATGGACAAATGATTGGCAGGGAAAATGTATTGGCATTTAATCAAACATTGTTTTCACAGTTGGGGAATATTCGAATAGACATTGATAAAATTGCCATAGGACATGATACTGTTATAGCAGAAATTAAAGTTGTATTAGATGAAAAGATTTCGATACCAGTAATAGATGTCATCGACTTTGATCAAGATAATAAAATAAGAGAGATAAGAGCGTACAAGCGATGAAAAAATATATAAGTTTAAGTAAATATCCAGGTAAAACGGGTGAGTATTTTTATTCAGAATTTTTTAAATATTACAATATAGATGCAACATATGAACCACGGGCCTGCGACAACATCGAAGAAGGCATCAAACAAGCATTGAATGATCAAGTATCTGGCATCAGTATCAGTATGCCATTCAAACAAAAAGTAATTCCTTTATTAAATCATAAAAATGCCTATGTGGAATTGTATAATAGTTGCAATACTATTAAAATAGAAAAAGAATTGATTCAAGGTTTTAATGCCGATTTAGCTGGGGTTGAACTTGTTACAAAATCTATTTTGCTGGGTGATCGAATTACTGTACTTGGTGCAGGCGCCATAGGATCGATGTTTATTAAATATTTAGAAGAAGGTCACTACAATAATTTAAATGTATGTACGAGAAATTTGGGAACTTGGACAGAACGTTATAAGCCTGCAGATGTTATAATTAACTGTACTGCATTGGGAACAAGCACAGAAGAAAGTCCATATAGGCTAGGACAAATTCCTCCAAACACCCGTGTAGTAATAGATTTGTCTATCAAAGACAATGAATTTAAACAACAATGTCAGAATTATAATATTAAATATATATCTGGACGAGAATTTTATCGGGCGCAATTTTTGAAACAATTTGAAATTTATACAGGAATTAAACCAGATTCTCGGATCTACGACAACTTAGAAAGCAAACAACATGAAAAGATTTAAATTAGGATTCGGACCAATGAGCAGGGAGATTGCCAAAATACTTGCCGAATATAGCAAAATAAATAATTTTCCTATGATGATTATTGCAAGTAGAAATCAAGCAGACTATAATTCTGGCTATGTTGGAACTTCCATGCAGTTATCCTTGATGGTACAACCTTTTAGAAATAGTAATTTTTTATTATGCAGAGATCATTGCGGTCCTTATTTCAGCGATTTAGACAAGGGATTGACCGTAGAGCAAGCCATTGAACGTTGTAAACAAACAATAGCTCGTGATATTCAAGCTGAATTCGATCTTATTCACATCGATGTCAGTCGTATTCCCGAGCGTCAATTTGATTATGCCAAAGAATTGATAGACTATACACTAAGCATAAAACCTGATATGATGCTGGAATTTGGCGGCGAAGATAATAATGGATTAGACATCGAAGCAAGTGAAAGAAACCTAGAATCTCAATTGGAATTTTTACAACAATATAAAAAGAACATAGTTTTTGTTGTCACACAAACAGGAAGTTTGACCAAAGACGGTCAAGTCGGTGGCTTTGATATTTTACGTAATGAAAAAATTAAAGAAAAAATAGAAGCTGCTGGCTTTTTATTCAAAGAGCACAATGCAGACTATTTTACAAAACAGGACATAGATAACAGAATCAATGCAGGCATCGACAGTTTAAACATTGCTCCTCAGTTAGGACGAATTCAAACTGACTTATTAAAAGAACTTGCTCCCGTGGATTTGTGGGAGAAATTCAGCGATCATGTTTATGCACAAAATTATTGGCAACGATGGGTCAGTCCTGGTGTAACTGATAAAGACATTGCAGTCAGTGTCAGCGGACATTACTGTTTTAACAGTGATCAATGTAAAGACATAATTGCTAACATCGATTATGACAAATTTAAAAATGAATTGACTACAAGAATTACAGCATTAGTAGAATTTTATAACGCATTTACAAACGAAAATTCAGAAGCTAAATTTCAAAAGGTCTTACGCAAACGCTTAGAAGAACTACGCAAAAGAGATCCATTTATATACAGATGAACATTTGGGGAATTAGTGCCAACAGTCACGATGCTGCCGTGTCAGTTTGGCATGATAAACAACTACAATTTGCAGCCCACAGCGAAAGATACTCTGGAATTAAAAACGACGGAGACTTATGTGCTGGCATCATAGAAGATGCTGAACAACATGGACGACCAGACTTAATTGTTTGGTATGAAAATCCAGACTTAAAAACTGCCCGCCAATTTTCAGCAGGACAAGGCGATAGAAGTAAAGAGAATGATGTCAAATCATATCTTGCAAAATACAATTTAAATCAACCTTTGGTCATAGGTGAACATCATAAAAGTCATGCTGCCGCGGGATATTATACCAGTGGACTAAGTGATGCCACAGTTGTTGTTATTGACAGTATCGGTGAATTCGAAACTTTGACAGTTTGGCAGGGCGAAGGCAACGACTTGAAGAAAGTTTACACACAAGGCTATCCAGACAGCGTGGGACTTTGGTTTAGTTCAATGACACAGCGTATTGGATTAAAGCCCAACGAAGAAGAATATATTCTCATGGGCATGGCAGCCTATGGCGATCCCAACAAATACAAAGCCGACATATACAATGATTTCTTCGCTGTAATCAACGGACCAGAAGTTAAGTTTAAACGTAATCTGCATCGTGGCTGTCCCGATTGGCGTTTAGATTTGCTCAGTGAACAGGATACATTTGATCTAGCTGCCGCCACTCAACAAGTGTATACTGAAATATTACAAGGTATCAGTCGTTGGGCTAGAGCAAAACTTCCTAGTAAAAATGTTGTTCTAATGGGCGGCTGTGCATTAAATTGTGTGGCCAACAGTGAGATCACAGGCGACTGGGATCGTGTTTGGATTATGCCAAACCCTGGTGATGCCGGATCAAGTGTTGGTGCAGTTGCCGCCTTCTTTGGTGAGCAAGTTAATTGGCCAGGAGCATATCTTGGCACAAATATGGGCAAGGAGTATCCAGTTGAACAAACTATTGACATTCTTACAACAGACAAAATTGTGGGCGTTGCCACAGGACGTGCAGAGTTTGGTCCTAGAGCATTGGGCCACCGCAGTTTATTGGCCGATCCACGTGGACCAGCAATCAAAGACACAGTAAACGCTATTAAACGTAGACAACAATTCCGTCCATTTGCTCCGGCAATTTTGGAAGAATATGTACACGAATACTTTGAAATGCCGGTAAACATAACCGCAAGTCCTTTCATGCAATTTGTCGCAAAGTGTAGACAACCAGAGAACTTTCCTGCTATAATACACAAGGACGGCACGAGTCGTGTACAAACTGTTAGCAAGAATGATAGTCCTGGTTTTAGAAAACTACTTGAAGATTGGCACAGCCTCACTGGTTGCCCTATGCTACTAAACACCAGCTTGAATATCAAAGGGCAGCCAATGGTTAATAATATAGCAGATGCAGAAGCATTTTATACAAAGTATAATGTTCCTGTTATAACATGATTAAAATAGATAGAAGTATTGTAGAAAAAATAACGTGGGAACAAGATCCTGATACATTTGATCAAAGATTACATGCATTAGGATCATCTCATGATGAATTTGTAATAGTAAATCCTAAATATGAATGGATACTAGATTATATTGATGTTGATCAATATACCAGCGATAAATGTATCGTGTGGTCAATGGATAGTTTATGGCTAGTTAAAAAGTTTAAATCAACTTGGACAACTGATTCAGGCTGGGACTTTATTAGTTGTAAGTTAGATTTAGAAAAAGAAATAACAATTAATCCTGATGTCGATTTCGTTGATTACAATATAGACTTTACTATCCCTGTAGAAGATATGTATTACGAACATATCTATTACTTAGATGAAAAATACAACCCTAGTGATGATAAAATCTGGGTTGCTAAATGTAAAATTAAAAATCAAGAAATGTATGGAATCAAGGACATGGGATATGTTAGTCCTATAATTAACATCGAACGTAATCCTGCATTACCCGATGTGGATTTTGATATAAATTTAGAAATTCCTTACTATGATTTTAAATATGATTTAACGTGGTACTTGGATTCTAAGTTTAACAATACAGATGATAAGATATGGGCATTTAAAGTAAATGCAAGAACTTCATCTGGATTAAAGGACATGGGATATGTTAGTCCTAATGTAGAGCCAAAGCTGGAGTTTAATGCAAGCATACCTAATATTAAATATGATTTAGATGTTAATGTAGCATTTTTAGATTTGGTCTATGAACATGTATGGTATTTAGATCCTAAATTTAATCCACTTGACGAAGATGTCTGGGCAGTTAAACTTTCCACAGGTTCTGTGCGCGGATCTAAGTCAATGGGCTATGTCAGTCCTGTAATTGAACGCAATCCTGATTTTACTTCTAATGCAGAATTTCTACTAAATGATGTAATTCCTTACTTCGAATTAAAAAATAACTTGGTATGGTATTTAGATCCTAAATTTAATAATACAGATGATAAGATATGGGCACTACGAATAGATAGTTTAGAACCAGATGCAGGCGTTAAAGACATGGGATATATCACTCCTGACGTAACTACTACAATAGAGTTTAATCCCGATATACCTAACATCAAATATGATTTAGATGTTAATGTAGCATTTTTAGACCTAGTCTATGAACATGTATGGTATTTAGATTCCAAGTTCAATCCCACAGATGAAAACATTTGGGCAGTAAAACTTTCCACAGGTGATAGTCGTGGTATAAAGAACATGGGTTATGTCAGTCCTGTGATTGAACGCAATCCTGATATTCCTGCAGATTTATTATTAAATGATGTAATTCCTTACTATGAATTAAAAAATAACTTAGTATGGTATTTGGAGCCTAAGTTTAATCCCACAGATGAAAACATTTGGGCACTACGAGTAGATAGTTTAGAAATAGATGCAGGTGTCAAGGACATGGGCTTTGTTTCACCAGATCTTAATGTTATTCGTAATTTAGAAATCCCAGATGTAAATTTAGTCTATGATACAGCTATACCTTATTATAATTTAAAAGATAACTTAGTATGGTATTTAGATCCTAAGTTCAATCCCACAGATGAAAACATTTGGGCAGTAAAGATTCTTTCTAAAGAAAAAAATCCTGGTTATCTTGAAATGGGTTACGCTAGTCCTGAATTTATATTCAATCCAGATATTCCTAGTCATTTAGATTACTTTATAAATGATCAAATACCTTACTATGATCTAGGCTATGAGCATGTATGGATGCTTGACAGCAATTTACACACAGACAATGAACAAATTTGGGCAGCAAAAATAGTTCCCAACATTGAAAGTCTTGGAACAAAAGTAGTTGGTAATATTGGTGTCGTGTCTAAAGACTTTGACGTAGTGTTTATTAGCTACAATGAACCCAATGCAGAAGCCAACTGGTATCGTGTGTTAGAATTATGTCCCACTGCAAAACGTGTTAAAAACGTTAAAGGCATCTTTGAAGCACATAAACGTGCCGCAGAAATTGCCACAACTGATATGTTCTATGTAGTAGACGGCGATGCAGAATTAGTTGACAATTGGCAATTTGATTACAAGCCCAACGTATTTGATTTAGACTGTGTACACCTATGGACCAGTATCAATCCTATCAATGATTTAGAATATGGTTGGGGAGGCGTCAAATTGTTTCCTCGCCGATTACTATTAGATGCTGAAACTTGGAAAGTAGATTTGACCACAGGATTAGGCAAGCTGAAATATATAAACAAAGTAAGTAATGTCACAAGTTTTAATTCTGATGATTTCGGCACTTGGCGCAGTGCTTTTAGAGAATGTGCTAAATTAAGTTCTAGCTTGTATCAGGGTACAACTACACATTCTGAAACAGAAGAAAGACTGCGTATATGGACTACAGTAGGTAAAGATAGACCATACGGAGAATATGCGTTACATGGTGCCGCTTTAGGCAAGCAGTACGGATTAGACAATTTCAATAATCTAGATGCATTGAAATTAATTAACAATTATGAATGGATGAAAAATGAGTTTGATAAATTCTATAAACATTAAAAATACTAACACTACGCTCAAGCTAAAAGAAATACCAGCAGTATTCCTTAGCTTTGATGAACCTAATGCAGATGAAAACTTTGAATTGCTCAAAGCAGGTCATCCCAATCCTAGTTTAGTTAAACGTGTACACGGAGTCAAAGGTTTTGATGCCGCACACAAAGCCTGTGCAGAACATGCAGTAGACAATAGATTCTTTACCATAGATGCCGATTGTCAAGTTAATCCTGCTATATGGAAACAAAACTTAGACGTTGAAAAATCTGATTTAACCAGCACATTTAGTTGGAGCAGTCGTAACGTAGTCAACGGATTAGTCTACGGCAATGGCGGTATTAAATTGTGGTATGCTCCTTATGTTAAAGCAATGAAAACACATGAAGCCGCAGACAAGGACGACGACAACAATAATGTAGACTTTTGTTGGGACTTTGAAAACTATAAACAAATGAATAATACCTATGGCACTGTCATGAATAATGCCACTCCATATCAAGCATTTAGAGCAGGCTTCCGTGAAGGTGTTAAAATGGGTCTTGACCAAGGACATAAAGTTCCGGTAGAAGACTTCAATCACAAAATGTATCCAGGCAACTACGCTCGTTGGTTAACTTGGATGACTGTTGGCCGTGATGTAGTCAACGGAGACTGGGCAGTCTATGGAGCACGTTTGGGTGCTTATAATCTCTATATTAATAACTTTGATCAAAGTGTAATATCTGACTATGATTGGTTCAATGCATATTGGAAAGACATTGAAGAATGTACTAAGAATCCTGACGAAGACAGCAACAGAGTTATGCAAGTATTGGTTGAAAAATTAAACCTGCCATTGGTTGAATTAGACAGCGATCAAAGCCGTTGGTTTAAACATGTTAATATTAATCCTCCAAAGAACTTTGGCTGGCCAGCTATGTTGAATCACAGTGCATTACCACTGTTTGGTTTTACATTACCTAAATACTAATATGACACCAATTTATTTTCTATACAACGACGAAACAAACGCAGAAGAAAATTTTGCTAGATTACAAGCCAAAGCAAGTCATGCATTGGCGGTTAAAAGCATAGGCACAATATTTGAAAGTCATAAACATATTGCAAGTTTATGTGATGGGGATAGATTCTATGTAGTAGATGCTGATTGTTGGATTGTCGATAGTTTTAACTTTGACAAGCAAATTGAACTAAAGCCTAAAAGTGTAGCAGTATTTAGAGCTAAGAATCCTATAAATGGCCTAGTCTACGGCCATGGTGGCATTAAACTATTCAGTAAAGATTGCTTTAGTGCAGAACGATTAGATCGCCCAGATATGACTACCACACTGGCAGATCATTATATCAAGTTAAACATCCTAGCCAGCGAGCATAGATTTAATTATAGTGCTTATGCTACATGGCGTACAGCTTTTCGTGAAGCAGTTAAACTCAGTGCAGGTGTTAATAAAAACAACAATGACACTGAAACTAAAGAACGTTTGACAATGTGGTGTGAAGCCGGTCTTGAAACACAGCATGGTTACTTTGCTATACAAGGTGCCAGACAAGGTGTTGCTTATGCTAGTAGTGCAGATGCAGATTTTAATCTAGTAAATAACTTTGCTTGGTTAGATTCCAAGTTCAAGGAGTGGATCGGTGTATAATTACAACGAAATAGAAGTTGTACATTTAGAAATGACAGAAGCATGTAATGCCAGCTGTCCCATGTGCGCTCGTAATTTAAATGGTGGCGCAGTTAATCCATTCTTACATA